AAAGATAGTCCTAAGGTTTTTGCTAAAAAAATAATACGATCAAACACCACAACACAGTACTGCATTAAGCTTTCAAATAATAATAAACTATTTAATCCTATGGACTATGGTTTAGACGAAAGATCATACAGTATAGTAGACAATGTATGTAGGCCGTCTGATAAATTTAAAATAGTAAATCAAGCCGTTTTCAATATGTATATTAATTTTTTAAGTTCCAAGAACGCTTCTTGGTTAACAAAAGCCGAAAGAGAGTTAATCTAATGTCTAAACTGAATAAAACACAAAAGTATGCAATACAATGGCTAAGTCATACAGGGTCTGATTCTGATGCAATAGCCAAGGAATTAAATGTTACGTCAACTCAGGTTCTGTCGGTGATAGGGACTCCATCATCTAAAACAGAAACAACAGCTAGGCCACAAGCTAAGGATTTAATGATTACTCATACGTCTGGAAAGAAAAGTAATTCTGTTTCTATAATGACAAAAGAAGCATCAGAGATTGGGGACGCTTCAAGAAACAGACACAATAATACTAAGACTAATGAGCAAAAAGGAATTTTTAGACCAAAGAAATAAAATGTATCCATCTAGATACTCGAACGGCAAGACTGTATCAGCAGCACAGTATATTACAGAGCTAATCTGTGAGCACAAAGCAAGGATAGAGAAGTTAGATCTTCATTATAGATTTTGGACCAATAAAGAATGGTCAAAATATTATCGTGATCAAATAGCTACGGCAAATAAATTATTAAAAAAATATACTCCAAAAGCTATTGTTAGAGCACTAAATGACAAAAAAACAGAAAAAATCTATTCTTTGCGAGCCCCGCATCTTATTGCTATTATAGAACATCATGAGATGTTAGCTCAGTCTGAAAATAAAAATATGAAAGATACCATAGACAGATCTGATGATAAAAAATTCAGACAACCCATTAAGAACAAAAACAATATTTTATCCAAGTTAAAGGAAATGGAAGATGGCGACAACTCTTAAAGAAGATGTGATGAAAAATTTTGGTGATGAAATCATACTATCCGGCAATGCCCTAGTAGACAAAAAGGTATTAACAATACCAGTTAGTCCAGCACTAGATATTGCTCTAAATGGAGGAATACCAGAAGGAAGTTTCGTTGTATTAACAGGACAACCAAAGTGTGGAAAAACAACAACATCGCTAGCCTTCTCTGCAACCGCACAACAAAAGCAATATGCTCATGGATCATTTAAAGAAGGTCGCCAAGTGTACTACCTAAATATAGAGGGTAGATTAAAAAAGAGAGACCTAGAAGGAATACCAGGACTAGATCTGGCTAGATTTCATATTATAGGTAGTCAGCAAGGAAAAATATTACACGGTGAAGAATATTTGCAAATTGGAGAAAGAATTATAAATGAGGTTCCAGGATGTGTCTTAATTATAGACTCATATTCTGCTTTGTGTACTGAAGCAGAAATTACTAGTGATATGGATAAGATGCAAAGAGCAGATGGCGCCAAGCTATTAGCAAAATTTTGCCGCAAGGTGGCCAATGTTATTCCTGTTAATCGCAATATAGTTATAGGCATTACTCACTTAATGGGCAATCCTACCGGATATGGTGCAGAATTCAAAGAAAAAAGCGGTCAAGCTATTGCTTATCAAACAGACATTAAGCTCAGGGCTAAAACATTTAAACCGTGGATCGTTGGAACCGATAATACTCAAATAGGGCAGGAGATCGAATGGCAGGTGGTCTGCTCGGCACTTGGGCCTCCTGGTGCAGTCACAACCAGCTTTGTTAGATATGGTCAGGGAATTGATAAGTATACAGAACTGATTAATTTAGCGTCTGATGTTGGAATAATTAATAAGGGAGGAGCTTGGTATACCATCACAGTAATGGATGATAAACCAAAGTTTCAAGGAACTGAAAAGGTAAGAAACTTCCTTCTGGAAAATAAAGAAGCCTATGAATCTGTTGAGAAATCGGTCAAAGAGGTTTTAGGTATCAAATAAATGATCGTTAAAGACCTGAATGGAAATATGGTTAACTGGAACTTAACGGGCCACATAGCAAAAGGTAGAGTTAAAGAAAAATCTTCTTTTCATTTGGCCGCTAGGAAAATATTAACACAGATATTCCCAACTCTGCAAATACTAGAAGAAGTTCCTATACCTCTAAGAAAATCAGAAACTCTATATTTAGACTTTTACCTTCCTCTAATAAAAAGAGCAATAGAAGTTCATGGTGAACAGCATTATAAATTCACGCCCTTTTACCACTCGAATAGGATCAATTTTTTAAAAGCACAAAAAAAAGATAATGAAAAAAGAGAATGGTGCGAAACAAATGGGATAAGTCACATTGTATTACCTCATTTTGAAAACACAGACAAATGGAAAGCATTAATAATATATGATAACCAGAACAGCTAAAGAAGATTTACAGCATTGGGATAATATTCTAGATGAGTATGAGTCATCAATAGCTCTTCCTAAATATTCTCCTCAATATGGTGTGTCGGAAACTGAGATTAACCAGTATCTAACAATGACTCGTGACGAGATAGAAAAAATATCACCAGAGGACTGTGCTCAAATATCATATAGATTAGCACAATTCTCGTTTCATGTTCAGAGAACTATTAATAGAGAAATCGCACGATGTAATTGGTCAGAAGAGTCAATTAAAGACGCTATTGCTGACGAGATAAATAACTATAAAGGCTATGGTTTTGTTGAAAAGTCTTTACAAGCAATAAAACATAATGACAAAGCATCTGCGCTAAATAGCATAAAGAAATATGCTAAACAGAGAATTGACAGATTATCATATATTGCTAATAGTATAAAAAATTTATCTGACATTATGATGGCTATACAAAAAACTAAGGTGCAACATGGATCCAAATGAACTATTAAAAGACCCAGAACAAATCAAAGCATTGATCTCTCTTTTACAGGGTTTGGTTGATCAATCAAGCCCAAAGCCAGATGAAGAAGAAGAACCCGAAAACAATAGGGTGGCACCATCAAAACCTGGGTCTACTATAAAAACGAAGGGCCGTCAAAAAGCCGGCGCCAACAATACTATCAAATCAAAAAAACTACAGTCCAAAAATACAAATCAATTTGAAAAAATGGCTGAGTTTAGAATGCATAAGGATGATTGTGCAATAGATAAAAAACTATGTTCAAATCCACCTGTTGCAAGAATGCGAGATTTTGAGTTTATTGATGTTGTTTGTCGCGTTTGTGGAAAAAAAGAATCAATAGCTCCTGCGTTATTGTTCGATGTTCCTTCAAGATATAAATGTAATAATTGTTCAACCCAATCTGGTTAAAATATGATTTTGTGTGATCCCTCGGCCGAAAGAGCCATACTTAGTGGTATATTAAAATATGGTGAAGATGCTTATTTGGATATAGCCGATATCCTTCAAGAATCATCTTTTACCATAGATAGCAATCAGGTAATCTTTAAATGTCTCAAAAACATTTGTGATAAAGAACCTAAGCCATCAATAGATCTTGCTTCTGTCTATTCTTCTTCAGAAGAACTAGGCTTGTCTAATATATTGTCCAAAAAAGAAGAAGCTCAACATCTTAAAGCGATATTCGACTTCCCCGTTAATTTGGAGAATGTTAGAAAATTTGCTACAAAGGTTAAAAAACTAGAGATAGCCAGATTACTCCACAAAGAAATGGATCAGGTGCAGGATAGACTACTTGATGTTAATGGTAGTGAATCATTGTCCTCCATTATCGGAATAGCAGAAGAAGTAATATTTAATTTTACTTCAAAAATATCCAACGATGGAGAATCCGCTCCCGCTCCAATATCTTCTAATATAGATGATTACATGGAGTTTTTACAGTCAAATAAAGTTGATCAAATAGGAATACCTACAGGATTTCCAGTATACGACAAAGCCATTGGCGGAGGCTTAAGAAGAGGCACGGTGAATGTAATAGCAGCACGACCAAAAGTGGGAAAAACCCTCTTATCTGACAATATGGGCTATTATATAGCTAGCAAGCTCCAGATACCTGTGCTTAATATGGATACCGAAATGACCAAGGAAGACCATATTCACAGAATACTTGCTATGTCTTCAGAAATAGAACTATCAAAAATTGAGACCGGTAAGTTTTCTGATACTCCAAGTTCGTTATCAAAAATTAAATCATCAATAGAAGAATTGAAAGCAAGTAAGTTATTTCATAAAAGTATTGCAGGAAAAGCATTTGATGAACAACTTTCAATAATGAGACGATGGCTTATCAAAGAAGTCGGATTAAATGACGATGGAACAGCAAAGGACTGTGTTATATTTTATGACTATCTAAAGCTTATGGACAGTGCTGGTATAAGTCAAGATATGAAAGAATATCAGGTTCTTGGTTTTATGATGACGGCGTTACATAATTTTGCTATACAGTATAAGGTTCCTATCTTAGCGTTTATTCAGTTAAATAGGGATGGCATAACTAAAGAAAGTACTGATACTGCTAGCGGTTCTGATAGAATTATTTGGCTATGTAGCAATTTTACAATATTTAAAAGAAAATCAGACGAAGAAATAGCAGAGGATGGTTCTGATGCTGGTAATCGTAAACTAGTTCCATTAATCAGCCGTCACGGGGGAGGATTAGACGATAACGATTATATTAATTGTTATATGAAGGGCTGGTGTGCTAAGATTACCGAAGGTAAAACTCGTTTGGAGCTAATGAGCGGATCAAATAAGCAAAAGGGTGGATTTATAATTAATGAAGACAACAATGACAATGAAGAAGAAATCCCATTCGTATGATCAACATCAACTAAAGCAGCTTTCTGATTTAGTTTGTGATGATATAGAGAATTTATTGTCGAATCTAGGGATAGATTCTTATAAAATGCTAGACAAAATGGTTACCATGAGTTGTCCAATTCATGGTGGAGATAATGATTCTGCATTTAATCTGTACCACCAAGGAGATACCTATAGAGGGAACTGGAAGTGCAGAACTCACGGATGTGAAAATGTATTTAAGTCATCAATTATAGGCTTTATAAGAGGGTGCTTGTCTCATGAAGAAGGGTGGGGAAAACCAGGAGATCCCACTGTGTCGTTCAAAAAGGCATTAGATTTTGCCATAGAATTTGGCAAATATAATCCAGCAAAAAATAAACAATCAAGAAAAGCAAAAGAAAAAAATGATTTTGTTAATACGGTAAAAAATATTACACAAGAATCTCAAAACAAAACACAATTAGTTCCTAGGAAATCAGTTCAAAAAGCCTTAGCTATTCCTTCTGAGTATTTCTTGCAAAGAGGATTCTCTAGAGATATTCTCATAAAATATGATATTGGGGATTGTATTGGACAAGGTAAAGAAATGAGCAATAGGGCGGTTGTTCCTGTATATGATAATGATATGACAGGAATGATTGGATGCTCTGGTAGAAGTATTTTTAATAAGTGTGGCGAATGCGGATGTTTCCACCAAGAATCATCAGACTGTCCTGCTGATCATGAAAAATGGCTACAATCAAAGTGGAGACATAGCAAAAATTTTAAAACTCAAGAATGTTTATATAATTATTGGTTTGCTAAAGAATTTATTTTAAAAACTAAAACAGCAATTATAGTAGAAAGTCCAGGAAATGTTTGGAGACTAGAAGAAGCAGGAATACATAATAGCGTAGCTATTTTTGGTTCTTCTATGGGAAACAAACAAAAAATTCTTTTAGATACTTCTGGTGCTATGAATATTATAACAATAATGGACAATGACACTGCTGGACAAGAGGCTGCAAAAAATATAGCTAGTAAATGCGATAGGATATATAATATTAAAAACATTAAATTGTCCGTTAATGATATTGCAGAAATGACTCTTGAAGAAATTCAAAAAGAAATTTTACCCCAAATAGAAGAGTATCAAGTATGTTAGTTATAGGAGTTTCTGGAAGAAAGCAATCTGGCAAAAGCACATTAGGCAGATTTGTACTGTCTTTGTCGTTGGCTCAGCTAGATTATTGCAATAATATTTACATGGACGAAGAAACTGGAGAAATTTTAGTTTCAGATATTCTTGGTGACGATAGGTTCAAAGGGGTGTTTGATATTAGGGAATATAAAGAAAAATTTAACGATCCCAGATTAGATCAGGCTATAGAAAAATTAAACAGAAAAATTAAAATATATAATTTTGCCGATGTTTTAAAAACCGACATTTGTATGAATATACTTGGTCTTACATATGATCAATGCTATGGTTCTGATGATAATAAAAATGAACTTACCGATATGAGGTGGGATGGGAAACAGATAACAGCAAGAGAGGTAATGCAGATTATTGGGACTGATATTTTTCGAAAAATGGATACGAATGTTTGGGTTAGGGCGACTATCAACAAAATCATAAACGATAAGCCAGAAATTGCTGTTATTACAGATTGTAGATTTCCTAATGAGGTTGAATCAATTAAGAACATTGGTGGGAAAGTTATCAGATTAACAAGAAATCCATTTAACTCTGATCATATTAGCGAGTGCGTACTTGACGAAGATAGATATGACTGGTCTAATTTTGACTATGTATTAGACAATAAAAACTCTTCAGTATACGAGCAGTTTGTTCAGTCTAAAAAGCTCATAGAAGAAATACTTACCACAACCAAATAAGGACTTTATAGTGATAATAACATATTTTAGAAGCAGTTCATACAATACACACTCCATGTGTGAGCAACAATATTTTGCTGAATATGTTTTGGGGTGGAGAGGTCCGTCTGGTCAAAAAGCAGACAAAGGAACAATCACGCATAAAATATTAGAGATTCTAGCAGTCATAAAGAAAGCTGAGCAAGACAATCAAAATACAATAAATGACGATTTAATTGGAGACATTGACGTTAAGAATTATGACTTAGATTCGATCATAGACACGGTATACACATACTATACAAATAATACTCAGCATCATAAGTGGACACCAAAAGATCTCAGAGATTGTAAAAATTGGACATATAAAGCCATAGAATTTAATAATGGAATGTTTGATCCTAGAAATAGGAACATACTCATGCCAGAGCAACACTTTGATTTTGAAATAAATAAACCATGGGCTAAATATTCATATAATATGGACGGTCAAGAAATTAGTGGCAACTTAGCACTAAAAGGAACCATAGATTTAATTACACAAGTTAATGACTCTACCATCGAGGTAATTGACTGGAAAACTGGTCGCAGACTTGATTGGGCCACAGGAGAAGAAAAGACTTTGGAAAAACTAGAAAAAGATCCTCAACTAAAGATATATCACTATGCTATCAAACATCTCTACCCAAATATTAAAAATATAATTTTTTCAATCTATTTTATAAACGATGGAGGACCGTTCTCTATTTGTTTCCATGACTCGGACTTGCAGTCAACAGAAGATATGTTGAGGTATAAATTTGAAGCTATTAAAAGCACCAAAAAACCAAGACTACATAAAAGCTGGATGTGCAATAAGTTATGTCATTTTGGTAAAACCACTTTTGAAGGTACTCATATTCAACCAACAGAAGAATATAGAGATGGTCAGACTTGTAACATAGGGCAAAATATGACCAAGTGCGAACAAATAAAACATGACCTTGACCTATACGGAATCGACACTACAATGGTCATGTACAAAAACAAGAATCACTCTATTGGACATTATAAAGCTCCTGGGTCACTATGACAAAAACGTACTCTGTTCTTCATGCCCATTCTCACTATAGCCTCCTAGACGGCCTCAGCAAGCCATCTAAAATGGCAGATAGGTGCTTGTCAGCAGGAATCAAAACCTGTGCTCTCACGGATCACGGGACAATATCTGGCTGTGTTCAATTCTATAAAGAAATGACAAGCAAAAAGATAAAGCCGATATTGGGTTGTGAAATATATGTACCAAAACAAGACTCGCACATTAAAGAAAAAGAGAATAGTCAATTAAGCCATTTTTTATTGCTGGCTAAAAATCTAGCAGGATGGAAATCTCTTATTCAAATAATTTCTGAAACGAATAAAGCAGAAAACTTTTATCACAAACCACGAATAAGTTTCGATAGACTTGCACATCTATTGGATGGAAATATTATTGGATTTTGTGGTCATTTAGGGTCTAGTTTGTCAGATTTAATAGAAGAAAACCCTACTGACTATCTAAAGGGCTCGCTGTCTTTTATAGACTATATGAAAGAAATTTTTGGTAAAGATAATTTCTTTTTAGAATCACAACTAATGGATCAAGAAATAAATCCTAAGCAAAAAACAATGACAGATATAATGAGAATATTGGGAGATAAGAGCAAAACTAAAATTATTGCTACTCCAGATGCTCATTATTGCGAAAGAAAAGATGCTATAGATCAAAGAATTTTATTATGCAATAATCTAAAAACAACTTTGATTGATATTAATAAAAAGCTATTGTCAAATGAAGATGTTCCAATGAGTTGTTTTTTTAAGTCTGATAGTTTTCATATACCTGATCCAGAAGAAATGATATCTTGGCACACACAGGATGAAATTGAAAATACTTTATATGTAGATTCTTTGTGTGAAGAATATTCAATTTTATCGAAGCCAGCATTGCCCGAATTTAAATGTCCAAAAAATAATACTCCAGAAGAATACTTAAGACATTTATGTCGAGAAGGATGGAGACAAAAAATTGTTAATCATATACCAGAATCAGAACATACTCCTTATGTTGATAGAGTAAAGTTTGAATTAGATATTTTACAAAAGGCTGGTTTGTCTAGCTATTTTTTAATAGTTCAAGATATTGTTGAATATGTTAAATCAAATAACTGGCTTCCTGGGCCTGGACGAGGTAGTGCGGCTGGATGTCTTGTGTCTTATTTAATTGGCATAACGGATATTGATCCGATCAAATATGACTTGTTGTTTGAAAGATTTTATAACGAAGGACGAAATACAGCCGATCACATATCCATGCCAGATATAGATGTTGACGTACCTATCAATAAGAGAGAATATATAATTGATTATATCAAAAATAAATACGGGTCTGATAAAGTCTCTCAAATGATTACATTTAACACAATGAAAGGAAGAGGGGCTTTAAAAGAAGTATTAAGAGTATATGATAATGTAAGTTTTGAAGAAATGAATAGAATCACAAAATTTATTCCTGACGAATCAAAAATTGCAGATGAACTACAAGAAATGAAAGAAGATACCGGAGAGGCATCAATTATAAGATGGGCTTTAGAGAACAATGTTGACAAGCTCAAGGAATGGTGCTATATATCAGAGGACGGATCTCTGGCTGGTCCAATGGCCAAGAGGTTTGAACAAGCTATACGTTTAGAAGGAACTAAGTCTAATCAGTCAAAACATGCTGCCGGTGTAGTTATTAGTAGTCAGAAGCTTAATGGGGTATGTCCTATGGTTTATGACTCTAAAAATAAACAATCTATTGCTGGCATGGAAATGCAAGATTTAGAAGGTCTTGGTTTAATAAAATTTGATATATTAGGCGTAGCTATGTTGGATAAGATTATGACTATTTCAGATATTTTATCAAAAGGAGAATAAAATGGAAACCAAATTTGAAGAGTTGGCTGTCGGAGCAAAGTTTAAAGTAAATGATATAGAATATATTAAAACAGATGAAGTTAGAATAAGCTGTTGCAGAACAGTGAACTGCTATGCGTCGGCAGATTCTGCTCAGAAGGGTCATTTCCCAGGAAATACGGTGGTAACTTTAATTAATGGCTAATTTTCAAAAAATATGTGTGTTCGATCTGGAAACCGACGGAGTGAATCCAGATGTATGTAGTCCTGTGCAGATAGCCGCTATTATTGTTGATCCATCAAAATTGGAAATTGTGAAAGATTCAGAATTTAATATAACAATAAAGCCAGATATACTTGAGCAACAGCCAGATTACACATATGCCGACTCTGATGTTTTAGACTTTCATGCTAAAGTAAGAGGAAAGGCAAAAGATGAGATTCTGTCTGATTGGAAAAGCTATAAAAGACAAGATCATGGATGGGATATGTTTGTTTCTTATTTAGACATGTACCATACAAGATCTCATGGAGGTAAAAAATCTTGTTTCACAGCGCCCATAGCTGCTGGTTATAATATTAATAGATTTGATCTTAGAATTATGGATAGGCTAAGTAAAAAATATAATAATCTGAATAAAGAGGGACGATCTTCTTTATTTTATCCAAGAGATGTGATAGATATTATGAATCTTGTATTCTATTGGTTTGAGGGTAATAACGAACTTAAAAACTATACATTAGACAATCTTAGAGATTATCTTGGTATAGACAAAGAAGGGGCTCATGATGCTCTAAAAGACGTTAAAGATACTGCAAATATATTAATTAGATTTTTAAAACTACATAGAAATCTATGTAATAAAATAAAATTTAAATCATCATTTATTGGACTCGAATAATGGCCGAAGTGTTTACGTTTGATTGCGGTTGTAAATTTCCAGTTATAGAGAATAATTCTACTTTTCCAAAAATAGAATTTACTCCAAAACTATCCGATATTAGTCTGGAATGTGAAAAGACTTGGGATTTGATTTCTGATGGAAATACCAAAGGGTGTTTTCAGTTAGAATCAAGACTTGGACAAACAATGGCACGAAAACTCAAGCCCAAAAATATATATCAGCTTTCTGGGCTGATTAGTATTTTGAGACCAGGATGCTTGGAGGCTATGAGAGATGGCAAGAGCGTATCTAATCACTATATAGATAAAAAGAACGGATTAGAGTCTATAGACTATTTCCATCCGGCATTAGAGCCTATTCTCAAAGATACATATTCAGAAATGATATATCAAGAACAGGCTATGTCTATTGCTAAACAATTAGCAGGATTTAATCTTAAGGAAGCTGATGATCTTAGAAAAGCTATTGGTAAAAAACAAGCAGACAAAATGGCCAAGGTTAAAGAACAATTTATTATTGGTTCTAAAAATAAGGGCTTAATAAACGAACAAGAAGCAGAGCAAATTTTTGAATGGATTGAAAAAAGTCAAAGATACTTATTTAATGCCAGTCATTCTATTAGCTATGCTATGAACGCATATTTATCAGCATATGCAAAAGCTCATTTTCCAAAAGTATTTTTTGCTTCGTACTTGAGATTCGCAAAAGATAAAATAGATCCACAACAAGAGATAAAAGAATTAGTAAGAAATGCTATAGAGATGGATATCGACATTAGCATACCGGATTTTAGAAACTTAAATGAGTTATTTATACTTAAAGATAAAAAGATCTATTTTGGATTAACAGATATCAAAGGTGTTGGTAAGTCTGTTTATAGTAAAATATTAGAAATAATGAAAGATAAGAATCCTCAAGAAATGAGTTGGATGGATATTATTTCATCAGTTTTACTGAATATCAATTCTAATGCCGCTAAGGCTCTTATTAGTTGTGGAGCGTTTGATTATTATAAAAAGAATCGATCTGAAATGGTATTTGAATATGACATATGTTCTAAATTAACCAAAAAAGAACACATATCTTTGAATCATTATCTTTCAGTAAAAAAAGATTCAGGTATTGTTGAGGCTTTTAGATATATTTATGATAACACAAAACTAATCAAAACTAGAAAAGAAGCGATTGGTAATCTTATAAGTCTATTGAATAGTCCTCCGTATTCATTAATAGATAAAATAGAATGGCTGTCAGACTCTGAAAACTCATTATTGGGAGTTGGTATAACGTGTTCAAAATTAGATGTTTATGATATCACGAACGCCAACTGTAACTGTAAAACATTTAAAACCTCTTTGATTAAAGATAATATTATTTTAGCAGGGGAGATCTCTAATGTTAATGTTACTAAAACTAAGACAGGTAAAAATCCCGGCCTTGAGATGGCATTCGTGACAATCGAAGACCAGTATGGGACACTGGATACTGTTGTGTTTTTCCCAGAAGCATTCTCTAAGTATAGGTCTAATATTTTTACTGGAAATATTCTAGTGTTCGTTGGTAATAAAAGCAAGTCTAAGGATGGCCTAATTGTAGAAAAATGCTTTATTCCAGCATCTTGACATGGGTGGGTGTGAGTCTATAATATGTTAGTTGCGTGTTTTCTTTTACAAGGAGTTTGATTATATGAATATTACATTGCTAAAGGGTAATCTTGCTAGAGATCCAGAACTAAGGACAGTTAACACTGGAGGTAAGCAGACATCAGTTGTTAATTTCACTATTGCGGTATCACGAGAGTATACCAAGGCTAGTGGAGACAAGGATAAGATTACTTCGTTTATTAATTGTGAGGCATGGGACAGTGGGGCTGAGACTATCGCTGAGTCATTAAAGAAGGGTGATCTGGTGATGGTAGAAGGGTCGTTACGTAATGACTCTTGGGAAAAGGATGGAGTAAAGCATAATAGTCTTAAGGTACGAGTAAATAATTTTTCAAAAATTACTAAGCTCTCC